CGACTTTGTAACCTTTTTCATAATATAGCGAGCAACATAAGCAGCAGACTCGAAAGTAACATCACCGATAGTGCAGTAGCCACGACCCCACAGATCCTCCAAAATCTGTGACGTGTATAAGACAGACCCAGTCTCCGTTCTTCTGTAAAACTTCTTATCCTCAAAGTCAAGTCCAAAGATACAAGCGTGAAAATGAGGACGATCAAAACTTTCACCATATTCTCCTGCCATATAAAACTTAATATTGACATCTTTATACCTCTTTCTTAATGACTTCATAAACAACTGAAAATGCCGATGATTCAAAGAAAAATCTTCGGGACAATTTTCATTGTTATAAGTTAATGTAATAAAACAATTCTGAGTATGCATTTGAGCTTCATGCATACATCTAATCGCCCACTGACGTGAGCGTTCAAGGCGACAACCAACACATTGACCACAAGGCAAATCTACACGAATCGTATACTCATCGTGTTCTCTGTCTTTAAAAGAAACCTTCCGAAACGGCTTACCCGTTGCGGAATTAGTCATGTATGGCGTCATCCACGCTTTAAGTGGATGATAACACGCCATTACAGTCTAAAACCACCACGTTGTGGAGCGGTTTTAAGATTAATAGCCTTCGTCTTGCTAGAAGCATGACGAAACTTCTTAGCGGCTTTATATTTATTTACTGGTTTTCTATGTAAAGCTCTCATTTGCGTAGCACTCCGTAGTTAATTATGTGGTTTTGGTGTCACCTAGCCCAGTTACATCAAGAGAGTAACTGGGCTGGATGCTGCATTAAGCAGCATCCTTCGGTGTTTCTACTGCAGAAACGATAGGCTCAACCACAGGTTGCCCATCAATAAGACCAAGCTGAATCGCTTCCTCGCGATTAGCTTCGCTTGCCAAGAAATTGACAAGCTCAAACGGATCATTCGCAAAACGTGCACGAATAGCCGCTGGCAAAGCCATAAAATCAGCGTCTGTCTGCTGCAATTTAATCAAGGCATCTTGATAATCAGACACACCGCTAAAATCGCCATAAGTAGGCTGTAATGTCGTTACAGGCAATTGGCCAGTAACGCCAAAACGTTCAACAATCACATTAATATCGCATTCATCCTTCATGTGTTGTTGAGCAAGTGAAGGATCTTCACATTTCAAACCAGTTTCATTCGAAACTTCATCTTTATCATAATTGTACGGATCTCGTACAAATGGTTTCACAATCTTAGTCATTAATTACCTCTCGTAGTAGATGTAGTAGTACCAGCTGGTCCTGTAGTAGTCGTAGTAATACCACGACCCCATTTAAATGGGTTAAGCGAATTAATAAGATTAGACGCTGAATTACCAACTAAAGCAGCATCACGCAAACCAAAAGCACCTTGACCCATAGTTTTATAATAATCACCTTCTGCAATATTACGCGGCATAAGATAATTTAAACCCTTAGCAGTAGCAATTTGTACACCAGCCTGTGTACGCATTAACTCAGTATGCATAATAGTGTTCTTAATCTGTTCAGGAATATGTTTGTTTTGCAACAAAACATTAAGACGTTGAGCATCCTTCAAACCAGCATCTGCATCCGCAGATAATGCCTGTGCACCATAATAACCTTTTTGAGCATCTTGTAACTCAATATTAGATAACGCTTGCTCACGATTAATATTAAGCTGACGAGCAGCAACACCTGAACTAGCAGTGGCAGCACCTATATTCTCAACCGGAGCGGCCTGTGCACCAGCAGCACTAGAAGCACCACCTTGACTATAAGCTAACATAGGACTTAAACCAGCAGCTTGTAAATCTTTAACTCTACGCTGCATAGCAGTATCAGACTGAGCAGCCTGAAAATCTCTATTAGCCTGTGCCTGATCGGCATCAAACTCTTGCTTACCAAAAGAACCTAAAGCGGTACCCGCAGCACTTAACCAAGGCTGACCAGTTGCAACACCAGCAACTGAAGCAATACCACCTAATGCACCTAATAAACCCATACTAACGCCCTTCGGTTGTTGTCTTGACACTACTTTCGTAGTGCCAAGAATTATTCCCAATAAATGGAACCAGTTGGACTATTGTAACCATAGCAGCAACAATAGCCAACAACATTACCAAATATTTAAACCAGTCCATTAGAAATGATCAATCAAACCCGGAACACTATACATAGGCATAGGACGAGCCATCTTACAATCGAAGAAAGCATCCATTAAAAACTGCTGACCATTCGCAGCAGCGCCAACAGCGGTCGTACGATCTACGGGTGGCGTCTCTTGAATGAATGTAGAATTCAAAGTAGGTAGGGACGTAAATTTCTGTGCATAATGCCATGCATCAATAGTACCTGAACTTGTAGATTTAAACAAACCAGTAATTTGACTAGGCTTATAACGATACTCAGCCCAACGCTCCTGATAACCAAACACATCGTTATCAGTAGAAGTACCAGTCACATAAATCTCTTTATTAAGAATAGCCTGTTCACCTAATGTAGCAAATACAGGGAAATAAAAATCGTATCGTGTAGAACGAGACCACATCTTCGGTAAACCTTGCTGATAAGTTAAATCAGCACGAATAGAAACAATACCAATTATGTATCCATGTTCTTGAGCATGATACGTAAAACCATGTCCACTAGCCAACGCAGTACCCATTGCAGCCAAGTTACCAAGCGGAGTAGCACCACCAGTAACATTAGTAGCAGACGTTTGTGCAATCGGATTAACATTGACATAAGTAGAACCAACACCAATCACCTCCGGCCTTTGGAGCCTTGCGTCTTGTGGAACGACACCAAAATGAGCTCTTAGCAATTCAGTATAACGTGTACCACCACGAGCATCACGCTCTAGTAATTTCTGAATTTGGAAAGACTGACGTAACTGATTAATAGTAGCAGCAGTAGCCTGACTTAAATCAGCATACAAAGCCTTACCTGAAGTAGCATGAGTAGAATTAGCAGATAACTGACCACCTGACAAATACATATTATGATAATAACCATCACTACCGGAAATCTTCAACAACTCATCAGTAGTTGGTGTAGTTAAATCATACTTAATAGGAGCTGTAGTACCTAAAGGCAATGACACAGAAGTACCCTTCTGTGGCCAAGGCAAAGCACCTGTAAAATAATCTTTACGCTTACCGCGTCTTAACATAGTGTAATCACTAGCACTATCAGGACCATCACCAGTATTACAAACTGGACTATTTTGTAAATTTTCGTCTCGATACCATTCTCGATAAATCAAGTTGTATGCTCTTAAAGGCAATACACTATGAGTAACAGTATTAGAACCAGTAATTTGACCAGCAGTAGGCAATCCAAAATGATCAAAAAGAGAACCAACAGCATAACCGCCAGCCGGCGAAGTAACTGTAGGAATAACATAAGAAGTAGAATCACCCGGGTTAGTCTGTTCACCCATAAACTTAACCCAATTCGTCCAAACAAGTCTGTTAGGTACGAAAAAGAAATGCGTATCTAGATGAAGATTATCCATAACAGGAAACAATGGAGTAGCCAAACGAGCAAACATAGTAGCTTTAACTCTATGTACATCACCCGGCAAAACCTCATCACAATAAATAGGGACTAAATAACCAGCATCAAATGTGGTTTTATGAGCATATTGCGTATCAAAACTAGAACGCGGAATATCCGCTCTAGGAATCATAGCAAACTGATGAGTACTAACTGACTTATTGCGATGCATATATATCTCCCGTAGTTCCGTACCACTCTTACGAGTGATACGGTTATAAAAAAACCTTACTCAGTATCTCTAATCTTTACTTGCTTACCCATACAAATCTGTTTAGGAGAAGCCAATAAATCAAAAGCACCTGTATTATCATCAAAAGTTCCCAAATAGTATAAATCAAAATCATCTGGGTGTACATAAATCTGATTATCTTCCGAAGCACGATTCACCTCATCGCTAAACTGACGAATCGCAACACCTTCCGTAGCTACATACGCTGGACGACCATAAGCATCCGCAGCGCGGTCTTTAATAGAAACAATAACTAATTTCATAATTTTCCTTATATAGTACGTTTTAATAAAGCTAGTTTAGCTTTAGCAACTTGCTCTTTTACAGCAAGTCGTTCATAAGTATTATCACTAGCACGAGCCTTACCTTCAAGCTCGCGAGCGAATTGTATCATCTCAAATTCTTCAGGAAACTTACGACTATATAAATTATCGTAATAACGAGGAGGTTTAGTCTTAGTATTTCTTATAACAACATAATCATGTGGATATATATCATTACCATACTGAGCAAACCAAGAAGCTCCAATACCACCCGGAGTACCGGGCGGTGTACCTTTAGGACGTCTTAACGACATCTTATTATATTCAGGCTTACGAAACTTCAACTCACCAGTTTCTAAATCACAAAACGAATAATGCCATTTAAAATCCTCAGGCGTCTTATCCGACTTTGTAACCTTTTTCATAATATAGCGAGCAACATAAGCAGCAGACTCGAAAGTAACATCACCGATAGTGCAGTAGCCACGACCCCACAGATCCTCCAAAATCTGTGACGTGTATAAGACAGAC